ATAACGTCTAAGACTTCGTAGTCATCATCTTCGTAGTCTTGGTTGTAGTTAGCTATAGCCAGTTGATCAATGTAACTTAGAGCATCTACCAAGTCATCATGTACACCTGCTGTAGGGAACATAACTAATTGATCTCTAAACTCACTCCAGTCCTCATCCTCATTGAAGGTAATCCTTCCATGCTCCATCCGACCTTGTAAGCTCCAGACAACCCTATCAGTCTTCTTCTTATTCCCGTGAGTTAAGTCCTGTATGTGAGCATAGATGTTATTCTTCCTCATCAAGTCATTCAGGTAAGGCAATACAGCATTCTTCAATGCTCCTCGCTCAATACCTATACTTGTAGGTTGAAAGTCTCTGATCACTTTCAAGATGTTAACTGCAGTCTCTCTGATGTCCCACCGACCATGTTGTATCTTGTGAACCCACCAGTTACCGTTATCCTCTAACTTAACAACTGCAATAGCTGTCTCGTCTAGCCTCTTCTTAGATGCCCCAGCATTTTTACCTACCTCTTCAAAACCTGCTAAGTCAATGGCTACAATGTAGCTACCATAGCTAGGTTCTTCAGCAGTCTTGAACCATTCCTCTTTAAAGACATCAGCTCCTGCAGTATCGAAACTAGACAAGTACTCCTGCTTGAATGCAAAGGAACTCAATGTACGCTTTGCAGCCTCAATCTCCTTAGGATCAATGGTCTCGTTGTCCTGCGTTGTGAAGTGCCATGACTTCCACTCCTCATCTGTGTTATCCTGTCCTAGATTAAAAGTATCGTAGAACCAGTTACGACCACTAGGAGTACTAATGAACAGTGCTCTACCCTTCTTATCTGACAGTGAAGCTCGAATGATCTTTTGCCATACATCTTCTTTGATAAAGGCACATTCGTCCATTACTACGTAGACTAACGAGACACCTCGAAGACTATCTGGATTATCAGCTCCACGTACTAAGATCTTCTTACCGTTGATCAGAGTAATCTCTAAGTTATTCACATGGCTAGACTTAATTACAGGTCTACCTAGCTCATGTAGTAAGTCCCACATAATCGTTCTAGCTTGTCCTAAGGTAGGTGCTATGTACATCACAGCTGACCCATCTGGACAGTTAAGACCTTCAATCAGTAACGATACTGCTGACAGTCTAGACTTACCACACCTTCGACCTGCAGCTACCACTTTAAAGCGAGTGGTATCTTTAAAGACACTCTGCTGCCACTTAAGCAGTTGGAAGTTTAATTGTGTCATACGTCAATAACCTCATCGTTAGTAGACACAACTGGACTTGTAAGACCTGAGATATTAATACTGATCTGAGGCATATTACCACCACTCTTAGCTGTATCAAATACTGAGGCTGGTAATATCCTATCCATAGCTAACTTAATAGCTGCCATCTGTCCCGGGTGTTCATCATCCAAGGCTATCTGAATCATCTTATCAAGGATTCTAGTACCACCTGTAGCTAATAGTCTTTCCTTGAACTCTTGAAGCCTACCTGCATCTCCTACAGGTCTGCCTACCTTATTCTTAGTTCTGTTCTTAACAGCTTGTAGGTCACTCTTTGGAGGTCTACCTTTTCCACGAAGCTTTGGCTTAATGGAGACATCATCTTTAATTTCCATCGTCTTTGTCCTTTATAGGGAGACTTTTAAGTGTAGTACTATAAAGTACCTAAGACATTAACATAAATGTTACATAGACATAAATATTATAAGTACTTATATTAGTTATTAATATTAATTTACTTAGTAAGTAATATATTATAAGTAACTGTTAATAGTGTATTTAACTTCTATGTTCCCTTTCCAAGGTGTACGTCTTAGCAACCTAAGAAGTGGGGTCAGGCTTCTTAGTAAACACAATTATTTCCTATGTAGAATATTATACACTATGTTTGTCTATTTGTCAAGTCTTTTCTTATATTTATTTCACTTTAGAGTCTAAACTCTAACTTAGTTCCCCTTTCAGGGTGTCTGTATTGCCTACATTTTAAGCACTTTGTAGTCTCTACTTCTTTTTCTTTGTAGATCAAGCACTTAACATAATATTGTCAAGGTCTAATTATCCTTTTTTGTGAGCTTTGTAGGCTCCCACAAAAGTAATCACTAAGCAGTCACCCCTCCCCCCAGTCACTTTGTAGTAAGCACTCACTAACAAGCCAAACTAATAAGTACACATATGATAAGTACACTTACTAATATAGTGACTGCGTAGTCACAATGTAGACTGTGGAGTCTGTAAAGATACTGGGTGTGTGGGGCGATGTAGGTGGCTTTAAAGGGTACTCAGGGTTAACCCTTAGAAGTATTGGGCAGGGTATAAAGGATACTCTAGAGGGTATGCAAGATACTAGGCAGGGTATATCTAAAGTTATTCACAGGTTATTAATAGGCTGTGGATAACATACTGGCAGGGGTATACAGTTATTAACAGGTTAAGTCTTATATAAGAGTTAGAATTGTGGATAAGTACTAGTTTTGGTGTTAGTAACTTCTGCCAAGGGGTAAGGTACTACCTGAGCTTGAACGTCACCACGGGGCTATAAATGGCCTTCCTGATACCATGAGAAAAACTCTTACATATTGTGAGAAAAAGTATAGATTATTTACAGTTTGTAAGGTTCGTGTAAGGTAGCTCTGGATAATAGAGGGCAAGACAGGAGCAATAGTGCTAGTGTCTAAACAAAGGAACTACCATGACAAGCTTACCTACACCTAGTGGATGGACACTGCAGGAAATCAGGGACTGTTTAGAGAAAGTAACACAGATAATGTCAGAGACTGAAAACAGGTCTCACCGTTGGTACTTACTGTCACAGCAACAGTGTAACTTAGAACACCTTATAAACCTAATTGAAACAGCGGAGTAATTTAACATGAAATATCAATCAATCTTCGACATCTGGGCAGTACCTGTTGACCTACTCAAGCACGTCCAAGCGGGTCAAATGGTATACGCAGGGGATAAGTCAAACAAAGGCAGATTCTTAGGTGTACGCAAGTCATCAGGTTCAATTGTAGTGGCTTGGCAGGGTAACGTACAAAACCACACTGACAAGCTGGGTTATATAAAGTCACTTCGTAACTATGCAAAGGGAGCATAACATCATGAGCAAAGAAACATTATATGACATCTTGTCAGCAGTCTTATTAGGTCTTGCATTGGCCTGTGGTGCTCTAGCGTACTTCGACATCTTAGTCGCCTAAGTGACAGTTAAGCGTGTTAGAGTGTGACAGACTCTAATTCACTGCACTGTCGCAGTATCAGGCTACGGCCTACCTTTTAAGGAAACATGATCATGGCTAAATCTGCAGAAAACTTTGTTCAACACATTGCGGACACTCTCACCAATGGCTTCGATGAGAATGACTTGAATGTTGACGATCAACCAATGACAGCCTTTGACTACTTAGGCGATGCCTTGGATATTGAATACATCGTCAACAGCAAGGCTGAGTATCTGGGTGCTCGTGTACTGGTGGCCTTTGGTGGCCCTAACATCTGGATTAACACACGTACAAACACCGTTGAGGGTCAATGGTGGGGTGACTCATGCAAAGCCACCTTCACTGACAACATTGGCCTTGATGAGGCCTTGGAAGAGCTTTGGAATTGCCGTTAATCTGTACTATATAGGGAAACAGTAAAATGACTTATTACGATCACGAATTCAAGCGACTGGGTGACAGTGCTCAGGCAGATCTTAAACTGATGGCCGTTAACGGTGAGACTAGGTGGCTTACTGTATCGGCTGATAAGATCAAGGCTATTTTAGCCATTCTAAACATTGATGAAGAGGATATGTCCTAATGAACCCAGATCGTAAAAGAGAATTTACACCCTACGCTTTTGGGTGTTCATACTTCGAGGCAAACAAACGAATTGTTGAACTTTATGAGTTTGAAGAGATAGCATCGACCTTCTACACTCCAAAATCTAAGGCATGGGGATTCTTTCTAGAAGGTATGAAAAAAGAACACAGGATTCAACAATACAAAAAGCCAAAAAGCTTTGCAGAATTAGAAGTTGAAAAACCATCTGATTTTAGGAACTAATACAATGACAATTAAACACTTTGACATCGAAGTAAACAAACACAAACTAGAACTGATTGTCGATCTAGAACGTGAGCATTGGTACGTCTTGTTCCCTAAGTATGGGCAATATGCCAGTGGTGATATTGGACACGGTAGCTTTGAAAGGAACCATAATTTTCTAGTTATTGGTTCAAGGGATTATGAGATAGTTTTTGACTGTGACGACGATCATACACGATGGGATAGTGTCTCAATCTTTGACATCAAGAAACAATCCTACTTAGAAACAACTTGGAAGTTATAAATGAACACTAAACTACTCAAACACTCACGGGAGCTGTTCAAGTCATACGATGTCCCTGAGCACGTAAGGCGTGATTATCGTCGCAAATGGATTCGCTCAGTACGTCTATTAGGTGACAAGTGGCTTTTAAGTCAATCTGTACAGCGTCTAAACCCTTCGAAGGGGACTCTAGATGTATAAGATTGTCTCAATATCCTCAGGCATTGTGGTAGCTACCTTTAATAAGCTATCATTCGCTCAGGAATGGCTCCAAGATAATAACAATCTAGAGGGTCAACCTGCGAACCTTTATAAACTTGTCATAACTAGGAAGGAACCTAAGTAATGAGCACTAGAACTTTTACATTCGAGACACTACTGGCTGATAGTAGAGCTGTGGTGTCTGTCTTCTGCGAAGTAGATCAAGATGGTGACATCGTAGAATTTAATCAGGTACTTTATGAGGGCTTTAACGTTTATGACATCTTGTCTGACAATCAGTGGATTGAACTTGAATTGGATGCTAAAAAAGCCTATGATCTAGAATATTCAGAGCAAGCCACCATTGACCATGACTTAGAACGTAGTTTAGAAGCCCTCTATGGCCTCTCTAAGCCTTCATTTAACATCAGGTAAGGGGTAGGTACTATGTTATCAGAAATTGACTTAAAAGACTGGGATGAACAACCTTCAAAACCTTTATACGATGTACCTAAAGAAACACCTATAAAGACTCACATTGGGTTGTTATGGTTTAAGCACATAGACGGGGCTTACAGTCTGTGCTACGATGTAGAGGGACACCCAGTGCATATGAAGGCATGGGCTACAGTTAACCCTTTAAAGAGGAAACCTACAAAATGAAATGCTTATGTTGTGACAAGATGCTGACAGACTTTGAAGCTACACGTAAACACGCTGTAACGGGTATGTTTATAGACCTATGTCAACAATGCTTTAAAACTGTACAGATGGACGCTAATCTGCCTACAAAGGATCGTAGAGATTTGATCTCAGAGGATGACATTGACGACAGCGTAGAAGCTGAAGATGAACATGAGAGTAACATTGGTGACACCTTAGATGGAAAGGACTATTGACAAGACTTTTAAAGTGTGCTACCCTTACTTTAAAGTAACTATGATAGTTAACTTTAAAGTTAAATACACTATTAAAGATACTTATATATAAATATACTTATATAGTACTTTAAAGTGCCAGAGTTTCATAATGTGATATGAACATAGACTAACCCTAGGAGGATAATTATGTCTATTGAAATGATTGATGATGATGTCGATATGGATGTCGTTAAGTATGAATGTTGGTATTGGTCTGTCATTGACAGCATGGCTGACTTAATCTTGAACAATGGTCGTGACAGGGTTATGGCTGATGTAGCTGATGTCGTGATTAAACGTTTAGGTGATGGATGTGTCTCACCCTTGGATGATCCATTATCAGTGGTTGAACGTCCATGATGATGGCACTGTTTGTCTTCATAGTAACTTTAATTAGACTGGTACTTAGCAAATGACTGATATTGACGATACAAAACCTTGGCCTTTCCCGTCTGTTCCATTAGCAGGTGACTCAAGCCTTAAAGCTTTAGCTGACACACTGTCAATGCTAGAGGATTTCACAGCTTTTCAGCTCAGAGGGGACATCTACTATGGATACCCAGATAAAAAGGCTCTAAAGACCATTGAAGGCCTTAGGAGTGCCCTTGGCACGGAAAGGGCTATCGATGAAGCTTAGCATAGTACGTAAACCAAGTGAGTCAAAGTTTGTTAAGCACATACCCTGTGAGTACTGTGGTAGTTCAGATGCAGGTGCTTTATACGATGACAATCACACCTATTGCTTTAACTGCCATGAAACTCACCATGAGAATGAATATGATGACTTCACAGTCAAGCAAGATGCAGTACAACCACGAAAGACTCAGATGTTAGACATCAAAGGGCAAATTAAATCGATACCTGATCGAGGTATTAACTTACAAACGTGTGAAAAGTATGGAGTTACACAAGACAATGGACAGCACTTTTATCCTTACACTGACGATGCCGGAGGGGTTATCGCAGCAAAAGTTAGACGAGTGGCAGACAAAACTTTCAGCATTCTTGGCTCATTCAAGGACGCTAGGTTGTTCGGACAGCAGCTCTTTCACGCAGGTGGCAAATACGTCACAGTCTACGAAGGAGAGCTTGATGCCTTGGCAGGATACCAACTTACAGGCTCCCAGTGGCCTTCAGTAAGTATTAGGAATGGTGCACAAGCGGCTCTGAAGGACTGTAAAGCCCAGTATGAATGGCTTAACAGCTTTGAGAACATTGTTATCTGCTTCGATGCTGATGAGCCGGGTAAGAAGGCTTCTAAGGAAGTAGCTGAACTGTTCGGACAGAAGGCTAAGATTGTTAAGCATTTGAGTGGCTACAAAGATGCTTGTGATTATCTCATTGCAGGGGCTACCAAAGAGTTCGTGAATGAGTGGTGGAGAGCTGAGGTTTACATTCCAGATGGGATTATCAATGCGGCTTCACTGTGGGAGGAAGTGATTAAACCTGAGGCTAAGGCTGAGGCTATGTACCCTTGGAAGGGCTTGAATAAGCTTCTCTACGGTATGCGACCTTCGGAGTTAGTTACAGTCACAGCAGGTTCAGGCTTGGGTAAGAGTCAGTTCCTACGTGAGATATTGTTTAACATTCTGAACACTACGAAGTGGAACATTGGAGGGTTATTCCTCGAAGAATCTACACGTAAGACAGCTAGAAGTATCATGTCTTTGCACGCTAATAAGCTGTTGCACTTACCTGATACTCCCACCAATGAACAGGAGCTTAAAGATGCTTTCGATGCAACTCTTGGCAGTAATCGTATCTATCTTTTTGATCACTTCGGTAGCAGTGATGTGGACAACATTAGCAACAGAATCAGATATATGGCTAAAGCTTGCGATTGTAGGGTTATATTTCTTGATCACATCAGTATTGTTGTATCTGGTCAAGACCTTGGAGATGAGCGTAAGGCTATTGACAACATGATGACGAAGCTTCGTACACTGGTTCAAGAGTTAGAGATTACATTGATCTGTGTAAGCCACCTTCGTAGACCTCAAGGTAATGCAGGACATGAGGATGGACAGGCTGTATCGTTGTCTCAGTTGCGAGGCTCAGGATCTATTGCTCAGCTGTCAGACGCTGTGATTACATTGGAGCGTAACAGCATGGCTGAGGATGAGAATGAACGTCACATGACTAAGATTGCAGTGGCTAAGAATCGTTACAATGGCTATACAGGCCCAGCTTGTGTACTTAAGTATGACATGGAAACTGGACGTATGATGGAGATGCAGGAGGAATCATTATGAGTAAGAGTGATGGCGGTAAAGGTAGTTCACCTCGTCCTTTCAGTGTAGCTCAGGCTGAGTATGAAGCTCGATGGGACATGATCTTTGGTCGTGATAAACCAAAGGAGAAGGAAGAGACTCCTAAGGAACAACCTAAAGAGGAACCAGTTAAATGAGTGCATGGCTAATTGCTGTAGTAGGGGTTGTCTACACTGTGGTAGCTGTAGACTTGCTCATCAAAGGTAACACAGGCTTAGGCATTGCCTTTGTAGGCTATGCTCTAGGTAACGTAGGATTGTACATGGAGGCTGCAAAATGAGTAAGTGGGTTAAGAAGTTAAGTACTGAAGAAGCTGAAGCTATCTTGCAAGAGAGGCTTGAGCGTAGACGTATGCTTGACCGCCTATGGGCACAGAACAATAAGCATAAGAAGGCAGCTAACAAGAAAGCTTATGAAGCACGTAAGCGATTAGAAGCTACAGCTAAACTGTCAAACCCTACAGGTACTGTTATCAAGTTAACTTATCGTCCTAACTGGAAAGAAGCTCCTGTATATACTTGTCCTGAGTTAGCTTATAGAGGTAAGACATGATGGACTTAGATAAGATAGCTGGTAGAATGATTGACTTGGAAAGTAAGTACTATGATCTGCAAGAAAAATATCAACTGCTTATCCATCACTATGAAGACCTAAAGGCAGAGTATGAAGCGTATCGTTCTAGACATCGAGACAACATTAGATCACAACACGATCTGGATGGTAGTAACTAAGGACATTGACACTGGAGAAGTTAACGTATGGAAAGCAGCAAACAACCTCGTGGAGTATTTAAAGGACACTACGTTGATAGTAGCCCACAACGGGATAAGCTTCGATTTTCCGATATTGAACAAGCATTGGAGTACGAAGATTCGTTTGAGCCAAGTGTACGATACGTTGATAGCCTCAAGGTTGTTAAATCCCTCAATAGAGAACGGGCACAGCTTAGAAGCTTGGGGCGACAGGATGGGATCGATAAAGAAAGTTGACTACAAAAGGATATGGCAATGGTTAATGGACAAGAAAGAAGAGTACAAAGGTGAGTGCTTTAACGTTCCTCATATGTCTCTTCTGGAGTATTATTGCATTAGGGATGTTGAGGTCACTTGTAATCTTTATAAGCATCTTACTGATGAATTCACTAAGAAAGACTTTTCACAAGAAAGCCTTGATCTTGAGCATAAGGTAGCTGCTATCATAGCTGAACAGGAACGTAATGGCTTCAAACTTGACTTACCCTTCGCAACCTGCTTACTTGCTGACATCAAAGGAAAGATGGCAGGAATATATGAGCAGATGCAAGAAAGGTGGCCTCCAGTCATCACTCCAAGGTTCCACAAGACCAATGGAAAGCCTATCAAAGACTGCATTGATACTTTCAATCCCGGAAGTAGAAAGCAGATCGGAGAAAAGCTGATGGAGCTAGGATGGAAGCCTAAGGACTTTACTGAGAAGGGACAGCCCATTGTCGATGAGTCAGTACTTGCTAAAGTTAAGATTCCTGAGGCTCAGATGATCGCTGAATACTTGATGCTACAGAAACGTGTAGCTCAGATTGAAAGCTGGTTAGAGGCTGTAGGTAAGGACGGTAGAGTTCACGGTAAGGTGATCACGAATGGAGCTGTAACAGGTAGGATGACACACAGTAGTCCTAACATGGCACAGATTCCTAATGCAGGTAGCATCTATGGAAAAGAATGTAGAGAGTGTTGGACTGTTGAAGCAGGTAACGTATTGGTTGGTTGTGACGCTAGTGGCCTTGAGCTTCGTATGCTTGCACATTACATGAAGGATGATGGATATGTCAGAACTGTCTGTGAGGGATCATCTAAAGATGGAACGGATGTTCATACAGTTAACCAAAGAGCAGCAGGACTCGCTACTAGAGACAATGCAAAAACTTTTATCTACGCCTTCCTATATGGAGCTGGAGATGCGAAGATTGGTAGTATTGTGGGAGGAAGTGCAAAAGATGGAACAAAGCTCAAAGCTAAGTTCCTACAACAAACCCCAGCACTCTCCCGGCTCTTGGATAGAGTTAAGCGACAGGCAGCTAAAGGATGGGTTCCCGGCTTGGATGGTAGACGCATATGGGTACGTTCAGAGCACGCAGCGTTGAACAGTCTCTTACAAGGGGCTGGGGCAATTGTAATGAAGAAAGCTTTAGTACTATTTTATGATAAGACTAAGGCAAATAAGTGGCCTGTGAAGCTAGTAGCTAATGTCCATGATGAATTTCAGCTTGAAGTTCCTAAAGAATATGCTACAATAGTAGGTGAGGCTGCAAAGGCAAGTATCGTTGAAGCTGGGGAGTACTTTAAGCTTCGTTGTCCATTAGACGGGGAGTATAAATATGGTGCAAACTGGCGTGAAACACAT